ATAGCATCTCCGTGAATATTTGTCAGAGGTATCAAATCATTTGTGTGAAGAATATCATGAAGTTCTGTCAATCTAAAAATATTCAAAATGCTGACTGTGGGATGAATCCAATATTCTGCGGCCCGACTTTCTCTAATTCTCTTTAGATTTTCAAAAGTTTTGTCCCAATTTCCTCTGTATCTAATATATTCGAATGCATCACCAGCACCATCAATGCTCAAACTTAAATGGACATCCTGGAATTTTTTCCAGTAAGATAAAACGTCATATTTCTCTTTACCGAGAGTAGTGCCATTCGTGCTATACCGAAGTCGAACATCATATTTTTGTTTTTCGTCTAGCAATTGAAGGATGTTCCAATGTTCTGGCATAATCAGAGGTTCACCTCCAGCAAAATGTATTTGCTGCATATGCTCTAGATTTTTTTCAATCTCATACCAGAAAAGAGGCGATTTTTCCAATGAAATTAGACCTAATTCAGTTCCATCATTTGGATGCAACACTTTCCAATCTTTGCTCCATGAGGTACTGAATAAAGGAGCACATGTGACACATGCTAGATTACATTCATTGCTGAATCTGAAATCCCAATATAATAATCTAGCTTCATCTATAGAGCCGTCTTCATTGGTGCTTTTTACCAAGTCCTCGACACCATCATACCATTGCATATTCATCCCGGCGCGCATAGTATTCAAACCATGCGCACCCTTATCTGCACACCGATGGCATTGTGGTGGTAACTCTTTACCGTCAATCATATCTTTTCTAAACTGTTTAGCTTTCTCGCTGTTTAGAACCTCTAAAAATGATTGTGTCTTTACGTTGCCAAATGAATATTCTGGTTTCAGAGGTGTTTGACAGCAAGCATATGCTCTACCATCATTAATCACATGTAAATGTGACCAAGGAGCAACACAGAATGTTGGTTCGTTTTTGAAGTCTCTATCAGTCATATTTACCGAGAGGTTCGCCTATGTTTGAAGAATCATGAGTTAAAATCCAACCTTCTTCTTGTGCAATCTTCATCAAATCTTGATCGTTGATGTATTGTCTGGTACTATCACCATCAATCAACGATGTCTTTTCTTTAAGCACTGTAGCTGGAATTGTTTCGTACCAATCCTTTAAAATTTCAGGAAAAGTTGCAACTAGATTTTTATTTCTGCGCTGATCATACTGACTATAAAATGTCTTGAAGTCCCTCCAAAGAGTAATTTTATTACTCGTTCTGCGATGAGGCGCATCAACAACTTCCAGATAGTCGATAAGTCTTTCGATACTCGCCCGTTCAAAATCGTGCCAGAATGGACGGTCTTTTACTTCGTTATACCAAGTTTGCAGCTTGTCTCGACAATAATTCTTGATGTGGTCTGGCAGAGCCAGAGGACTTTGGAAACTAGGAAAGCGCAACAAGTTTAAACTAATCGTAGGCGTCTTCGAACCAGTTTGTTGTTTTATGGAATAGATATCTTCCATAAATTCAGTGATATTAAAGAGACACAAACTATTAACGGTCATCATGATATTGAGACCCTTAACATTACCCTCTGTTAGAATACGGATTAGATTTTTTCTCCAAATTTGATAGTCAAAGCCATCTCTAATGTATTCTGCATGGTCCTTTGTAGTTTCGCAGCTAGTATACAAAGAAAAACTCTTAATGTTTTTGCTCTTTGCAATTAGTCTATCGATAGTTTCGTCTTTTGCGATTAAATTTGTATTAATAGCAAAAGCAATATTACTATCTTGCTTTTCAAACCAATCAAAAAGTCTCCATGTTTCAGGACTCATCAATGGTTCACCCCCGGTAATTCTTAGCTCTTTCAATGTATCGGCAAGGCCATTATCCCACCATTTCCAAAAAGCATCAATATACGGATTGCTTTGGTCTTTTCCAAAAGGTTCAGTCCAAGAACCATCTTGTTCAAATGCACCAGCGCCATCAGAAACCAAGTTCTGATACGGACCATTTTGCTTAATATCTCTTGCCCAAGAAGTCGAGAAACTTGCATTACAATACGAACATGCTAGATTGCAAGTTCTATCAAATGCTATCTCAAACGTTCTAAGAGATACGCTATCTCTCCAGTCTTTATTGTATGCGTCTTCAAGATCCTTTTCTGTATGAATAACAGATTTGAAAACTCGGTCACTGATATTGTCTCTGCCAATATCTTCAATCTTCCAGCAATACTCACACTCCAAAGGACGTTCGCCATCCTGCATCATTTTTCGCATTGCTTTTTTGTGTTTTGTATTGTGAATCGCTGTGAAATCTTCCGCGACTTCCTCGAGAGGAATTTTATGTGCGGGCGGGTGATGACAACTAGCAGTTGTACCACTACCTAGCCAGGTTGTCGCATTATACCATTTTGCGCCACAGAAACTCTTAGATTTGCTATCTAATACTCTATTACGATACTCAGCCAGAGTTTCATCTTTATTCATGTGCGAGGTCATCATCTTTCCAGTCTTCAAGAAGATTTACATACATCGGAAATGTAATACTAAAGTTTTTATTTCTTCTCTTATCAAATTCATTGACAAATTTAACAAAATCACTACGATATTTATCTGCGGTTGGAGTAGTCCGTAGATAGTCACAGAATCTTTTAATTTGATCCCATTCTTCTAAGTATAGTCTTGCCCATTGCGATGAAGAATGATATTTCAACCAACCTTCACAATGCTTTTGAATTTTATCCGCGTATTCAGTTCTAGTATCCATATCTAATAGAGTGGCCTGTAGATATGGCGGATATCTTAAATAGTTTACACTCAATGGTATTCTATTTTCTTCGGTATTTTTATTAAACAATACCCTGAGATCCATAATATGCTCAACAAATTCCGCAAATGATGGAAGACTTAGAATATTAATTGTTGTCATTATATTGACGCGGAAATTAGTTTCTCTAAGAAGTCTTTCAACGTTTGTGTACCATTTCACGTAATTGATACCATCACGAGCATATTCTGCCTGCGCAAAGGTACTCTCGGCACTAGTATAGATTTGAATGTCTTTGACTTTACCCTCAAGCGAATTGATAGTTTCAATTAATCTGTCAAGTAGATGGTCAGGAACCCCAAGATTAGTATTGATTCCAAGTTCGATGTCTGCCGGAGGATTCTGTTTAATCAGTTCCATTGTTTCCCAGAAATCTTTGCTCATAGTGGGTTCGCCACCCGTCATGCGAAATACTTTCACATGTTTCATTGCTTCTGGGAACCATTCTTTGAATGCTTCGGAATATGGATTATGTTCGTTGTTATTATATGGATATCTGCCGACTTCCTTAAGCCATTCTAAATTTGATGTTCCAAACTGAGTGGGATATCTACCATTCTTTTTAACATCTTCCATCCACTTGCTAGAAATTTCAGGTGAACAGTATGCACATGCAAAATTACATGCATTAGAAAATGATACTTCTAGATATCTAGGATAGATATCCGTTTCCGGGTCCATGGAAGATATCTCTTTTATTTTATCCCACGACCACCATTCAGATGTTTTATAGTGACGGTCCGAAAAATAGTTCTTATCCAAATCTTCAATTTTCCAGCAGTATTCACACTCCGACGGTCTTTCTCCTCGAAGCATCTTTGCCCGCTGTTCTTTTTTGAATTTGCTATTGTGAAGTGCATGAGGAGTTTTTTCAATCTCACTCAGAGGGATTTTATGAGGAGACGGATGGTGGCACGAATGATTGTAACCATTCTGTAAATATAAAGTAGTTTGTAGCCATTTTGCGGAACAAAAACTGGGACTGACGGAATTAATAATATCCCGTTTTCTCTCTAGTTCTTCAATTCTGGCTTCATTAGTTCCTATCGGAAGACTATCGCTCATTATTTAACACCTGTCGCCATAAACCTATAAAAATGACCGCAGCGCAACATTCCTGCATACTGCGGGTCTTTAATCTTGTTAATTTTCAAAAATTCATCTAGAGTATCTGACGTTCGAACATGTTCGGGATTTTCTAGATTGTTTCCTTGAACGATGTATTTAGTACCAGCTGGAATAGAGTTCCACCAAGCATCATAAACTTCCTGCGTCACATGTTCGCTACTTGTATTGATTACTAAGTCTGGACACAAACTGTCAGGAATACCATCTCGCATATTCCATGTTTTATGATAGATGTTATCGCTGGTACGAATTTGATAGAACACTTCCTCGCAACTAGGATCTAGGTCAGTTGTTGCGATGTAACTGTGGGGAAATTTCTCGGCAATAAACTGTGCTAGAATACCATACCATCCACCGAAAATACAAATTGTATGTGCGTCCTCAGGAATACATTCTAACAACCACTTCTTACTTTCAATCTGACTAGACCAGAAGTTTTCAGAGAACCGATATGCATTTTCTGGATTATTGCGGATGTATTCCATCCACTTCATTGTAATGTCAAAATTAACCACGGCGCATCCTCGAAATTTCTTCCATCTGATCTTGATTGATAACTGGTACTGCATTAGATTTATGCATCGTGGCAATACCCTTAATCAGGGTACCAGTGTATTCATTGGGCTTCTTAGCGAAAGTCACGCCGACACCATCTACTGATTTATACCGGTCACGATGGTCAGATTTGTATGCTTCGGGCAACGGTGTGCCGCGAAGTTTGGGCTTGAATTTACCCTGTCGATATGCAACATACTCATCGAATGTTTTGGTACTGACACCTAGCTTTTTCATCTGCTTGTTGTAATCAACCCAGTCCTGGGCATACTTACTAGTAACTCCCTTGTTTGCAGTTTTGCGCTTCTTAGTATTTGTCGTGGTGTAAGCTGGACCCAACAGATGCATTGACATAATAATCTCCTCAAGACTTTCACATTACAACATATAGCCCAGATTGTCAATAGAAAAATAAAGGTTGACATTCTGGTCAGAATCGCTTATAACTAGAATATAAGTTATGGAGATTAATATGATTCTCGCTATTGACGAAAGCGACGAACGCCTTCTTGAACAGCTTGGTGTTCCTTGGAATGGTTGGCAATATGAACGTGCCGAATTTGATGAAATGAATTCAGAACTAGAAGCAAATGGCATTCCTGTCTATGCTACGTTTACCGAATATCTTGAAGCCCGTGTTGAATATAAAAGGAAGATTGCATAATGGTTAGCATTACTACAGAAGTCGAAGTTTACATGGATGATTTTGAGGATGAGGATCTTATCGAAGAACTCACAGAGCGAGGTTACTACGTTAGCAAGTCAAGTGGCGATATTCCTGTTGCCCAGAGTCTTTATGATGCATGGGTCTACAAGACTGACAATTTCGAGGATCTATTTCGGCAATTTTGCCAGCATACAATTGGGAGAAGTTTTTAATGTCTACGTCAATCCACGATCAGGAACTTGATGCGCAC